CACTCATACCGTCCATGTTATCACTTATTGTGTCGATTGCAAATGCACACAAATCGCGCACATCCATTCCATCAACAACATCGTGAGCGTATGCTTCAATCAATTTACGAAGCTGGTCAGAGGTAAGAGTCATTTTGCTTGTAGGATTAGGGAGGGAAATCATTTCAGAATGTGAATAAAGTCTAGACTAAACACACACCAACCAGTGTAATCTGTGACCTCTTCGACTAATGCTTGAGCAATGTCTTCGTCATTATCGTCATCATCAACTTCCACCTCAAAGACATTGCCAACAACAGAATTGATGACCTCTTGTTGTTCTTCTACAGTGAAATCTTCATCATCAAAATCAAACGAAACTTCAGTGACTTGGAGTGTTAGAGTTTTCATTCTTCAGTTCAGTTTCTCAAAGTTATCAACGACAATTTGGCAGAGTTCATCTAAAACTTCATCGTTGAAGAAAATCTTTTCATCATCAACAAATGAAGCATAAGTGAGAATGTCCTGTTGGATTTGTTCGCGGACAGAAAGAAGTTGAGTGTTCATAATTCAGTAGTTAGAAACGGTTTGGAAGATGATGCCAGTAGAGTTATAGCGAAGGTCCACATCACACTGGTATTCTTCACTCAAATTGTAGGCAAGATCAATCGCTCGATCAATGTCAGTGGTGGTATTCTCCCAGGGAGCACCATAACATTTGACATCAATTCGGGTATCAGGAGAGATTCGCATCGTTCAATCAGTGGTTATACTATAGGTCCACTTTAAGCGTCCCCCCTTTCATTCACCCACCAAACAGTTCATCAAAGAGATCATCAATGCTTTCACGTTCGTGATGCAAATCAATCGCATTTCGCATCTCAATGAGTGCTTGCTGTTGCATCTTAAGTTTCATCAACTCATCACCAAGTTTGTGGAGTTTGTTGTTAATTTCAACACGATCCATTCCGTTCACTGTGGTGACCGTGATTGGCATACCTTGTGACATCGTGGTGCGTTCTGCGATGATGTTGGGCATTGCTTGAGTGCTGTTCATACTATAGGTCCACTTTGAGCGTCCCCCTTTTCATTCACTTGAAACTTACGTTAACGCTAACAACTTTTGCAGTTGGGTTCCTTGCAAGTGCAGTCTCTCGTGCATCTTTTGGTGAGTTTGCTTGTACTTCTTCCTTGAAGACTTTGCCACCAACGTATAAATCAACGATGTATTTCATAGGATTAGTTTGGGAATGAAAGCTTGTATTTGGAAATTAACAAATCTCTTACACATTCACGATCAACACTATCACCACAGAACTCATTTCCTTGCAGTTCAAGTATTTTGATGTGTGTGAGAGTTGCTTGTTCAATCAGGTCCAATGTTGCACTCATAGGATACAATCCACCAGCACCATAGAAAGAGAGAACATAATCATAAAAGTCTTGCAGGTTAGACATAATCAATCGTCTCCAAAGTTGTTAGTTAGGAAGTCCTCAAGTTCAGTGAGTTTGCTATCACTCAAGTTCCAAACATACTCACTGATAACTGTATCCAAAAGGTCAGCATCTTCACGACACTTTTCTTTCAGAAACCACTCAAGTTCGGTTCGGTTAGTCATCATCAAACAGAAAGATCAACAGAGATTCGCTTCACATTCAATCCACAGAGTTGTTGATAAACACGATTGCAGATGATGTCGGTTGCTTTTTTTGCTTTGGACTTTTCATACCAGATAGTACGCAACCCATCAAATGTTTCGACTGTAACTTTGTAGTTTTTCATCATCAATACAGGAGAGAGAATGAACCACAGAAGCGACGAACCCATTGCAAAGTATCATAATGGGAACGCGGTTTGCTCATTACCATACTTTTATTGGTCTCAGGATTGAGAGCAATAGCAACATACTGGTGACCACATTCTTGCCATTCAGGTGTCACTTGCTGAATGAACATTTGATTCACTTTACCTTCTTTCCAGTTGGTAACGTAGGAGTAGACTTGATCCATTTGAGTAGTGCTCATACTATAGGTCCACTTTAAGCGTCCCCCCTTTATGTCATAGAGGAAGTTTTGCTTGTGAATCACTCTTTGGAATGTTAAGTTCCTCCATAATAATTTGCTTTGGTAGAAAGTTCCAGCAATAGTAACTAGAACTAAACGTAATCTTGTCGTTTGGTCTACCATCAGGACTATGAAACTTCATCCGCTTGTCAAACATCAGCAGTTGCAAATCCTTGTCCTTGAATAACTGCTTGGGAGCACTATCATTCAACCAAGTGTTAGTCATAATGAGAGCAAATGGTTTGCCAAATGATAGTGCTCTCTCAAAGAACTTACGTTTGTTTGTGAATGGTGGATTGGATACGATTACATCCCAGTGAAAAGGTTCATAGGTAAAGAAGTCTTTGCCCTCACTAATGTGGGAGTATTCTACACTATGAGTTTGGGAGATTTGCTTGACAAACTCACTCTCGGCAGTGTCAAATGGACACCAGACTTTTGCATCTTTGGGAATGTATTTCAGAATGGGAGTAACACCGTAGGCAGGCGTATAGCACTCATCGTTGTTACCCTCAGAATACATCAGTTTGCCACTGTCAAGAGTCATACAATTTGAGTTCCGTATTGATAGATTTCTTTGCGGGTCAGACTACCAGAAAGGCGGGGATCTTTGTGCTTACCGTGAATCTTACGTTCCCAATCTTTCTTAAGTTTAGGAAGCAGAATCATCAACACATCATCACCAGTCAGTTTCCACACTTCTGCAACTTTACCACCATCATAGCGGGCAATGTAGTGATTAGAATACTTACCAAGTTTCTCTTCAATCAAATAACGTTCCTGCTCTTCCCAGGTATCTTGAACACTGATACCATTATAAGTTCCATTAATCGAATTGGCAATGGTAGATTTATACTCACATTCACCATCTTGATCCACAGCATCAGCACCCGAATAGGTTTGTGCTACTTTATGCCCAAGAATACCAGCAAGATGTATCTCACGGGAGCGAGCATAACTGAAAGGATCACCCCAACCTTGTTCCTCACAAAGTTGATACATTTCCTCAAACAGTTGTTGAAACTTTTGTTCAGGAGTCATTTGATCAGTGCTTCTACTATAGGTCCACTTTAGGCGTCCCCCCTTTCACTTGCTTTTACCAAGTTCCTCTTTGGATGTGAATCTTTTTGATCTCAGTATAAAGAAACTGACGAAGTTTAGGTTCGGTAGTGTTATCAAAAGCATAATAAAGACGATTCAGGTATTCATTCTGTGTTGCACCTATGTTACCATCACCACCAAGGTCATTGAGTGATGAACCTGCTTTGGATTTAGCGCGTCCAAAGTTTCCTGTGATGTTACCTTGAGTGCGAAGTTTAGGGCGAATCTTTGAGAGGTTAGAGTAGTTCATCGTGCGTAGAGATAGGAACCTGCCCAGTCTGCATTTTCAAGCAACCATTCACGTTGCTCAATCAATCGCAGATCATAACGAACACCTTTGGCAGGAGACTTCCAGGATGCAGACTTATACACTTCACCAGTCTTTTTATCCACGAAAGCATGAACACTGCGAGAACCATTGGCACTCATCACAATTTTGTGATACTTTTTACCAGTCTCAGGATAAAACTCATAGTCACAAGTGCCTTGCTTCAGTTTAGCAATCTGTGCATCGTGATACTCTACATTATCATTGCAACGTTGGTGCATACGAATAGAATAATCAATGTAATTCTGACGCAGTGCTTCACACAAAGCATAGGTATGTGCGAGAACAGCATTAGCAATGTTTTGCCTTGCTTCAGCATTAGCAGCGTAATCAGCGAAGGTGGTTGTAGTCATTTGTGCAGTGCTCATACTATAGGTCCACTTTAGGCGTCCCCCCTTACCAACTCTTGGCAAGGTTGAAGTTTGCGCGAGAGAAACATTCACGATTCACCAACTTGAACATACCAAACTTGTTGGTCATCACATAACCTTCCGCATCAATCCTGTTGTATCCAATGTAAGCAGCAGGACCATCATTGCGGCAGAGGAACAAACAATCATCTTTGATTGATTTCACCAGCGACCACAAACGAATCAGGTTAGGATCACAATCAAAAACATTCACGTTCTCTACACTAATCTGCTCACCTGCACGAATAAAGTCATTCAGTTGCTTAGTAATCTTTGCTGCTTCCTTATCAGAAACAAACTCACACATTGTAGACATTTGACGGGCAAATGCACAGACTTCAGCAACATCAGCAAACGATTCTTGACCGTGTTGAATGTATGCTTGAGGTTTCACAAACTTGACGTAAGGAGTATCTGTGATGATAAAGTTCATCGGATACGCTACAGCATCACGCAAATCTTTCTCTGCAATGTAGACAGTATGGGGAGCAACAATGATCTCCTCATACACTACTTCAGAGAACTTGTAGGTGATAGTGTTCGGTTTGTATTCGTCTTTACCACCGAAACCGATAAAATCACCTTGCAAAATACCAGCAGTGCGAGGCAAGTAATCCAAGCAAGAATGAAGGATCTGCGCGACATTTCCTTGGTGGTTTGCATCAATGTCTTCGTGAGATTCGTTGATCTTGATCTTTACTTTGTTGAACACACTTTTGGTGCCCACAAAGAAGTTACCAGTTGCAGGATTGATGCCCCAAACAACAGCAGGAGCACCATCAATCTTGACACTTAAGGTGCCAGGATTCACGAACCAGTCTAACACAGACAGGTCACCAGTCAGGATAGAATCTTCGGGATGTTGCAGGTGAGTGTTCTTCATACTATAGGTCCACTTTGGGCGTCCCCCCTTTCATTCAACTGGAAGTTTTGCTACACTTTTACCCCTTTTGTGAGCATCAATAAACTTTCGTGCAGATGATTCAGTTTTGCACACTTGCAGTTGCTGCCCGTCGTGAATGATAATGTATCCCTTGTTTGCATAAGGAATTGCAGCATAATCTTGATTTTTTCCAACAACAAATCCTTCTAAAGTCATCGGTTCACTGTAGAGATGCAGGGTTCACCTTTGGTAAAAATTGTATCAACAACTGCCTGAACTTTACGGGCAGTAGAGATACCAACAGAAGTATAAACTGGAATTACACACAGAGCGAAAGATTTAGTATATTGACCCAGTGCTCCAGGTTGAATCCTACCTTCAGCAAGACCTTTAGCATCATCGTGGTGCAATCTTACAATCCTTCCAACACTTTGAGCAATAGAAATGTAATCCATTGGACGAAGAAAGATGACTGCTTCTAACCCAGAAACGGAAATACCTTCACTGATGATAGAGTGGTGAATCACAACAAACTTCTTGGAGTTATCTTTGCCCCAAGCATTTAGCACATCAAAAAATTGCTCTCGGTCAACTTTTTTACCATCAATAATTGCACCAGTGCGACTTGTAATCACCATCCAAGAGTAACCACGGTCTTTCAGTTCTTTGCAAAAATCTGTTTCAGAAATCAGACCAATAATTTGCTTTGTGGTTTTAGCACAAACAAGAACTTTACCAACCTTATAGTCATCAATCGTTTCCATCAGATTCTCCGCATCACGGTCAAAAATGACCTGACGACCTTTAACCATAGGAAGTTGCTTGACTTCTACTTTAGGTGGAACAATGTATCCACCACGAACCATCTCTGGACCAGAAACATTTGCAATGATTTGCCCATAGACTTCACTCCAATTCATTCCAGGTTTACCAACAACATTGGAGTTTTTAGGAGTTGCAGTATAGGAATAGAACCTCTTTGCAGTTTCAGAGAAATACTTAACAGCAGGAAAAAAGTGTTTCTGAATTGAATTATGTGCCTCATCCATATGAACAGTATCAACCTCAATTCCTGCCTGCTGAAGACGAGAGAGGGAATGATAGGTGGTGAAGATAAGTTTATGCGAATCCTTATGAGTATCTACCCAGTTACGAATCTCATAGGGACGAGTAGAAGATTCCCAGTGAGTTTCTCCACTGTGGCAGTGAAATACTTTTGCATTAGTGATAAACTCCAGGTATTCGTGAGACAACTGCTCCGCAAGCAAAATCCTGGGACTAACAATAACAACAGTTTTAGGAGTTTCTGATGCAAACTCACGCACGGTATCAGCAATTCCCACCAGAGTCTTACCTGCGCCAGTTACAGCACAGATAATACCTTTAGAATACTTAACCATTGCCTCTACGGAACGGTCTTGATGAGGACGAAGAGTAATCACTTGTTCAGAATGTTGTTAAGGTCGTCAATCACAGAGTTCATCGCAGCGCGAGAATAACCTGTCGCAAAAGGATAGGTTTTCTCGTAATTATCGCTGTCGGATGAATCAACATTGTAGCACACGTTGACTGCATCCTGCAAGTTACTAATTAGACGTTTTAGGGTATCAACCCCCACAGTCACGGTTTCCATAGTGTTGTAGGCGATTCTAGAGGGGTCTCAGG